TGGTGATGACCAAACAAAAATTATACCACAAGGCATTGACCAATCTAAATTAGTTCCTTTGCTAACAAAAGCACTACAAGAAGCAATAACAGAAATTGAATCTCTTAAAGCAAGAGTCACAACATTAGAGGGTTAATGTTATTAGGACACGGAGCAATAGGACAATAAATAGGAGTAATGTTTGCCATTAGTAAAATTAACAGCACCAGCTGGAGTAGTTACAGAAGTAACTGATTACCAAGCGGCAATGCGTTATACAAACGCAGATAAAGTTCGTTTTAAATTTGATCAACCTGAAAAAATAGGTGGCTGGGCAAAGCGTGATGCTTACTCTTCTGCATCATTCTCAGGAATACCACGTAACATATTTCCACATCGAGATACTAATGGTGTTAAACTTATTTACTATGGAACAAGCACTCATGTTTATGTAGAGTATGGTAACGTAAATTATGATGTTACACCTTTTAGAACAGATCCAATTACGTTAACAAACCCGTTCACCACAAGTGGTGCAGGCTCAAGTACTATCACGGTAACACATACCAATCATGGAGTAGCTAACACTAGTCCAGCATCTCGTGTAGTAATAACATCTGTAGGTAGTTCAGTAGACGGTGTGACTGTAGCAGCTGGAGAATATTTTGCAACATATGTAAATGCAAACTCATACACTCTAACAGCAGTATCAGGTGGCTCAGGTAGCCCAGGTATATCAGGCACAGCTTCCTCTGGTTCAACTGCAGGCGGTGGTTCAGTTGTCGTTCGATATTTAACAAACAACGGGCCAGATGATGGTCTTACAGGTTATGGTTTTGGCGCAGGTTTATGGGGTGCATCATCTTGGGGAACAGCACGTTCTACTTCAGGTATTGTATTATCACCAAGAGTATGGTCTATGGATGCATGGGGTGAAGACATTGTAGCATCTGTAGGTGGTGGAGAAGACACAATTTATTATTTTGACGTAAGTGCTTTTATTGCCTCACAAACAACAAGGGGCACAACATTGGCCTATTACGTAACAAACACTTTAGGTGAAAGTGCGGAAGACATACCTACAAAAGTTGGACAAGTACTAGTATCTACTCCAGACAGGCATTTGTGTGTATTTGGTACGACACCAGAAGGTTCAACAACCTACGATAGAACAACTATAAGATTTGCATCACAAGAAAGTTTAAGCACATGGAATGCGCAAATCACAAACACAGCTGGTTCGCAAAAATTAGGTACAGGTACAAATATAGAATCAGCAGCAAAAGGTCGTGGACAAATTTATGTATGGACAGATGTAGATTTATATGGTATGCAATTTGTAGGCCCTCCATTTACTTTCTCATTCCAACAGTTGGGTGAAGCATCAGGAACTATATCTAAAAATTCACCAGCTATGATTGAGGGTGGTACATTTTGGATGGGTGAAAATAACTTCTACGCATTTGATGGTGCAGTTAAAACTTTAAAATGTCCTGTACTAAATCATGTATTTGACAACTTTTCACAAACACAAAGAGAAAAAGTATTTGCCGCTAAAATAGTAGAATTTAATGAAGTGTGGTGGTTTTACCCATCTGCCTCGGCAACAGAAATTGACAGGTATGTTATCTATAATTACATAGATCAAACATGGTCAATAGGCGAATTAGAACGTACCGCATGGTCAGATTCTGGTATATTTACATATCCAATAGCAGCAGACAAAACAAATAAAAAAGCGTATAATCATGAATTAGGATCTAATGATGATGGATCAGCTATGACTGCTTTTATAGAAACAGGTTTCTTTAATGGTGATGAGAATGGAGATAATATGATATTTATAGATAAAATAATTCCTGACACTACATTTATACAAGGTAATACAATCAAGTTTCAGTTAAAATCTAAACGATACCCTAATGATTCTGAAACAACTAAGGGGCCATTTAGTTTAACATCATCAAATACAAAATTAAGCATGCGTGCAAGAGGTAGAGCTTTTCAAGCTAGATACTCATCAGACTCTACTGACACAGCATGGCGACTTGGCACATGGCGTGCTAACGGACAAGCGAGCGGGAGTAGATAATGGCATTATATAGTAAAGGTGTATACCCAGAATTATCATATCAAGAGCGAGCAGAAAACACTATGTCTGCTAAAACATATGATGCACTAATAAACATCTTAAGATTGAGAGATAGTGCAGAAGGTAAGATACCTGTAAGAATATCAGATGAAACAGAACAACGTGCAATGAATTGGTTTTTAAGCTAATGGCTATTGAATATAAAAATACACAAATAGATGTTACTGACACAAGTCTAACCACAGTATATACTACACCTGCGGCAACTTCAGCAATTGTAAAATCAGTTAGAGTAGTTAATTTAGACCCAAGTAATGCAGCTATAGTTTCTTTAAACATGGTAACAAGCGCAGGCACATCATTTGCTTTGGACGTAAATAGAACTATTTCAGCGGAAACATCTGATGAATTTATGAAGGCTACAGCGGACAGTTTTCACTCAAATCCCATTATATTGGAAGCATCCGAAGCACTAAAAATACAAAATTCCGCGGCAGGCCAGCTAAATGTTATAGCTAGCATAATGGAAGTAACGAATGATATCTAGGTGTGCCCCTTGTATATCAAGCAAAAATAGGATATAATAAACTATGGCAATAGGAAGTAATAATCAATACGCAGCGGGCCCTTTTAAAGCCAACGATTTAATAGTTAATAATCAAGCGATGTTTTCCAATCCTGGAATGATGGCTTTGGTAGCAAAAGAGGCACGTAAAGGAACTAGTGGATTCTTTGAAATCCCTAATAAAGAAAGAACAGAAGCACCTTTTCTTACAGCGGCAAAAGAAAGAGTTAATCAAGATTTAGGTTTATCTCCTGCTGTACAAGGGGGCATGAAGAACTTCTTAGGCGAATCCGAAACAGTAAAAGACGCTCCTAAAAATTGGAAATCTTCTCCAGATGCTCCTGCAACAGAACTTGCTTACATTACGGATGCAGAGAAAAGATTACTACTAGATGCTAACTTACATGATTCATTAGGTGACGGTATGCCTAATCAAGGCCCTAGCGGTATCATCAGTCTAGATGGTATGGGTGCTTATGATTCTGATTCTGTAGTAAGTCAATCACAACAACAACAGTATGAACAAGCAACAAGTGGCAGTCAAGGTGGTTCAGGCGGAACTTCTCAGAGTTCTTACGATACTGGCGAATCACAATATACTACTCAAGATGAACAAAATTATGCAGCTGAACAAAATATTTCTGGTGGAACTAATAATCCAACTAGTGTAAATTATGGACAAGAAATAGGTTCACAAGGAAGCTTTGCACCTGAAAATGCTGAAGGTAATTTATTATCTCAAATAGATCAAGATCAAAGAATTGTAAATGAACTAGAAACTGCAGAAAGACTAAAATTTGAAAAGCTGAATGCTTTATCAGATGAAGAGTTTGAAAAATTATCAGATGAACAACAATCAGAATTTGATGTACTTAATTCTAAATATGGTACAGATGCAAAACTTTTTAAAGATTTAAAAAAGACTCTTGGTGACGATTTTGAAGATGGTAAAGGTGGTGTAGTTAAAGCAACTACTGATACTGCTAAAAAGATAGCAAAAGAATTAGGAATAAGTTTAGACAAAGCAAAAGAATTATTAAAGTCGGCAGGTAAAAAAGGTTTAAAATTGCCTATGGCCATTCCAACTTTATTTGGTGCAGTAATGGATAAAATTGCAAAACCTACAGAAAAAAGTTTTTTAGATAATAACTATAAAGCTATTATGAAAGATAAATATTTTAATGCAGATGGTACTTTTAAAGAAGGCATGGAAAAAGATTTTGAAAGATTTACTAAAGATTATAGTAGCATGATGGAAGCATCAGGAGCTATTAATCCTAATGAAAATATATTAAGTATGAAAGATGTTCTAATGTCTGGTCAAGTTCCTGCAGGTTCTGATTTAGAAAGAAGATTAAACCCTGGTAAATATTATAGTGAAAATCCACCTGTATCCGCTCTAGACTTTAAAGATATGGCAGAAGCGCAAGCTCAAGGTAAACTTGCATTTACTAAAGGTAACACATTAGCTATTCAACAAGGTAGAGAATTATTAAAACAAGACCAAGATAGGCGAAATAATTTAGATGCATATAAAGGTGGCTATAAAGGGCCAGTAGTTGAGAAAGATCCTGTAGTAACAGAAATGAAAATGGATGAACCTACGATTGATCCAGCAGTTGGTACAAGAGATTTTGCAAGTGGTCAAACATATGAATTACCTACAGATTACCGTGCGGCATTGACTAGAGATGGAGAATATGGTATAAATAGAGATCCTTTAAGCATTGCTTATACAGGAGGATTTAATCAAATGGAAGATATGGACGAATATTTAAAACGTATAGGAAGAAAACGTAAAAATTATTTAGATGCAGATGGTAATCCAATCATGACAAATACTACAGCTATGGGAGGATTATAATATGGCACTATTTGACTTTTTATTTGGGAGTAAGAATCCAGCGCCTGTAGAGACAACCAATATCTCTAAAACAGAAATACCTGCGTATATTGCACAACCAACCGCAGAAATGATTGCAGCAGCTCAAGACGTTGCATCAGAAGGTTATATGCCTTATCAAGCTCCACGTTTGATGGGACTTAGTGCAGATGAACAAGCTGCTATTAAACAAGCACAAGATATGTCGGGCATATCTACTTTACAAGGACAAGAAGGTTTTGACACTATAAAACAAGGTGCTCAAGCAATTACAACTGGTGCAGGTGGTGATATAGATAAATACATGACTGACTACCAAAAAAATGTAGCAGACATTGCCGCAGATCAGATGAGAGATCAGTCTCTTATAGAACAACAAAACATTGCTAAACAAGCAGTAGGATCAGGTGGATTAGATTCATCTAGATTTGCTATTTTAGAAGCAGAAAGACAAAAGAATTTAAATCAAGGTATAGGTGATCTATACGCAAAATCACAAGCTAACGCATATACTGCCGCTTTAGATGCAGCTCAAGCTGAAAAAGAACAACTACAAAAAGGCGGAGCCGCTATGACTTTAGGAGCACAAGGCTTACAAGGTTTAACGCAAGGTGACATTGGAACAAGATTAGGTATTGGTCAATTACAACGTGATCAAGATCAAAAAGGGTTGGATATTGCATATGGCGATTTCTTACAAGAACAAAACAAACCAAAAGAACAATTAGGATTCTTATCGAATATCATTCAAGGTGCCCCTTTCGCTACTACAACAACTAGCACTGGCACAACTCCAGGACAACAGCGTGCACCAATCTTCTCTCAACTTATCGGTGGAGCAGGAAGTATATTAGGTGCTGGTAGTAAATTAGGAATATTTTAAACATGGTTGAAAAAATTGATTTTAAAGATGTAGAGAAGTCAGAAGAAACGGCAGGTAATACTTTAATTAATTTATTAAAAAAATATCCTGAATTAGTTGCTGATTTTGGAGATGAAGATCCCAATGTAAGAAATCTTAAGATACAAAATGAAAAAGAGTTAGAAAAAGCTAAAAATGTTAAAGGACAAAAAGTTCTTAACATGCCTCGTAATAATGAAACTACTCAATATGCTATTACAAGATCTGCTGAAATTAGAAGATTATTAGAAGAAGCTGGTGACAATATAAATCCAAAAGCTAAAGAAAGATTAGAAAGAGAACTTTTAGCACTTTCTAGATTAGATACAAGTGGTCGTGGGGGCACTAGGAATAAAATACCACAACCTCCTTCATCATTAGAACCAAAGGATGATGATCCGCGTCAACCTGGAATTAAAATTGCTAATGAAAGAGAGACTATTTTAGATGATGATGAGTCAGGTGCTAAATTAAGTTTTTTTGAAAATTTAAAAGAAAGATTTAAAGATCCTAAGAATAGACAATTTTTAGAAAATCTAGGTATGCAGTTAGGTGTAAATTTAACCAGACCAATGAATCCAGGTGAGAATAGAAGTTTAGTAAATCAAGTTGCTAGAAGTGTACAAGGTGCAACTGATAAATCTATTGTTCAAGATAAAGCAAGAGTAGAAGCGGCACTTAAAAAAGCACAAACAGAAAAAGCTTTAAAAGATGCACAAGGTGGTACTGATCTTTATAAAAAAGCAACAGAGTTTGTTATATCTAGTGGTGTAAAACCTACTGATCCAGAATATGGACAAGCTATTGCAAAAGCAATGCGTCAATTTGGTGTTAAAGATATAACAACAGCACAAGTTAATGCGATAATTAAAATAAACCAACTCGAACAGGAATTAAAATTAACAACAGATCCTGAGAGTGAAGAATACAGAATAAAAAAAGAAGAGCTTGACGCATTAAAAAGAAGATTAGATGGTCTTGATATTGGTAGTGGAAGCAGTGGTGACGGCAGAAATATTGTTACATTTGAAGACGTACAAAGCGGCAACTAAAACTAAGAGGTAGTAATATCTCTGAATACATATGTAAGGGAACGAATAGCTTATGGCTAAAATGAAATATATAGAACTAGCACCAAGCTATGATGTTCCATTAATTGAAGTTCCTGAAGATTACACAAAAGAACAAATAAACGCACACTTAAAAGGTGCAAGCGTTCATAAACAGCTACAAGATGCTGGCTATCTTTATGCATTTGGATTAGATCCAGTTAAAATGGATAAGCCAGAAGATATGGACGATTGGGACATAACTCGTGGCGCAAAAGCTGGTTATGATTCTTTAATGGCTTTATGGTCAGGTGCTTCTGCTGCTTTCTATGATGCTTTTGGTATGGAAGAACAGCAACAAGAAGCAATACAACAATTACAACAATATCAATTAGAAGCAGCGGTTCATTCATTTGAAACAGATGATGAAGGTAACAGAGTAAAAGCCGCAACCACAGTAGAAGAAATATTAAACAGCGAAGATAAACTCGATAGCTTTTTAGACTGGCTTGGTTATAACATAGGTCAGGGGGCAGTCACAACAACTCCAATAATTTTAGCAGGCTTGATGACAGGTGGCGTAGGTGCAGTTGCTGCTGGCACAGCAGGTCGTGCAGCGGCAGGTGGATTTATAGGCGCAGCTACTAAAGGTATTGGGACGGGTATGATTACTAGCCGTATTAACCCTGTAGGAATTGGTGTGGCATTTGCTGCTCAACAAATGGGTTTAGGTGATATTTATGGTGAACAAACAGAAAAATCAAAAGACCCTAATGCGGCAATTGCTTACGGTTTAAGTATTCCCTATGCAGCCGCTGAAAGTATTTTTGGTGCAGGTTCTTTTTTATTAGGTAGATTAGTTAACAAAGCTGGTAAAGAAGCAGTTGCTAAGTCATTTAAAGATGTTGGTAAAGCTTTTGTAAAACATACGGGACGAGCAGCAGCTGGTGAAGCTGTAGCAGAAGGTACACAAGAAGCTATTGTTCAGTCTGGAGGGGCACTAGAGGAAGGTAAAGATCTAATGGATCTTTATGGTAGCAAATCATTTTGGAAAAGAGTTGGTGAAGGAGCGGCGGCAGGAGCTGCAGGTGGTTCGCCATTTGGTATGGTCGCTGGTGCGGGTACAACATACACGTTTTTAAAAACAAAACAAGCTAAACCTTATATAGTAAATGGGTATGGTAAAGAAGTACCATTGATTACAGATGATAAAGATGATGATATCGCAGGACAAAAATTTAATATAGGCGATGAAGTTTCTGTAACTGGGGGGCACATCATAGATCCAAACAATGATACGAATGTGGATATGTATGGCAATCCTATAGAAGATAAACACGGCAATAGAGTCAATCCTAAATTTACTATGCTAGGGATGATTTATGATGAAGGTAAAAAGTTTTTTGTTTTACAAAATAAAACAAGAGGTGCTAAGAAAAGTGTTTTAACTATACCTGTAAATGAAGGCGCAAATATATTTACAAAACAAGAAACAGCTACTGCTAGCAAAACAAATTATCAATATAGTAAAGATAAAGATGATGCAGAATTAAGTATAAGATATCACCCGAAAACTGTAAAAGCGGCTAGAAAAAAATTAAAGCTGATGGGTTATACAGACAAAGACATCACAGAAGGTGCAGACAGACAATCTGAAGATGAGTATGTCATGGAAAAATATAATTCTATTATAGAAGCCCGATTGGATCAAAAACGACAACAAGAACAATTAGATGATCAAGCAGCTAATCCTGATAAGTATGATGAATTTGACAGAATAGAAGAAGTTGATTTATTAGCTAATGACTTGCAAGATTATGATGCACTAGAAGAGGATGCATTAAAACAAGCTTTACGAGAAGATTATCAAAGAGAACGAGATATTGACGTAGTAGAATTTAGTGGCGGAAAGAAAAACATATTAGGTGAAGACAGAGAAAAAGCCTTAAGCGCGTTGAATTATATGGATGGGCCTCGTGGTCTTGATTTTATTAATACGCAGTTGGAGAGAACAGAACTAACTGCAGACGGTAAAACAACTAAAGGATTACGTGAATTAGATAAAGTAATTAAAAAAGGTAAACCTTTATCTGCTATAACTGAAACAGTTGAAGAAAAAGTAACTACTGAAGTTGGCCCTATGCAAGGCCCGACATTAACCAATGTACAAAAATCATTTAGACGTTTAAAATTTTTAGCTAAAAAATTAAATAGTATTGGTCAAGTTTGGCTTACAGAAAATCAAACAGATGTATTAAGAGAAAAACTATATGAGTTAAATCAAGAAAGTAATAAACTTTCAAGAAGAGCGCAAAAATTAAAACGAGAAATAGCTGACCTACGAAAAAATACAGAACACACTTGGGCAGCTTATTCTCATCAAACAGTAATTGTTAATTATGTAAATTCAGAAAAAACGATGCAAATAGCACAAGCTAGGATAAATGTATTAAACAAAGCTAAAGATAAAAATGCAATAATTTTAGAGTATTCACAAATTGTAGATCCAAAAACAGGCATTGTTCAACGAGAGGCAAAAAGTTATACAGTTGCACAGGAAATTGCTTTTTATCAAAAAATTATTGATGAAACTAGAGAAATGAGAAGAGAGTTTATTGAACTGTCTATAGAACTAGGTGAACAACCTATATCTTCGTGGGCAACCTTTAGACCCAATAATGCTATTATAGGTAGAATACAAAAAAGATTGTATGGTGGGACAGAAACAACTACGCAAAAAGTTGAGAAAAAATATTTTTCTGTTAAAGATGGTCAAGCAGAATTGACTGATGATATGGAAAATAATATACCGCTTGTCAAACAAGCATTAATAAATGCATTAGATAAAATGAATTTAAGTTGGGTTAATTTACAATTTTTTAACAAATATTTTGATGAAAAAACAGGTACACAATTAAATGGTGAATTTTTAATACATAATAAAACGATTAACGTAGCACTTAATGCTTCTGTAGAAAATTTAAATAAAGAACAATCTAGAATGTTTGTTTTATTTCATGAAGCTATGCATGCACTATTTGAACAAGGATTATTTACAAAACAAGAAGAACAAAAATTACGACAAGCTTCTAGAAAATATTTTATTAAAAAATATAAAATACGTGAACGTTATAAAGGATTTAATTTAACAGAAGCACAAATAGAAGAAGAAGGTATATCCGAAGCATTTGCACAACATGCTATAAATGCTCAAGTAGAAGTAGGCGTAATTAAAACTTTATTTAATCGTTTGTTAGGATACTTACTAGCATTACGTGAAGCTTTATTTAGTACAGGTTTCGACACTATAGATAAAATATTTGACGCTTCACAAATAGGATTAGTAGGTAACAGATATGCAGGTAAAGCAGCTAACGAAAGAAACCGAACTACAATATATAACACCTCAATTACACCAGTTGGAATTACGACAAATGATTCACCTTTATTTTCAATAGCATTTAATAAAAATATAAATGAAGTAAATGAAATTTATGGAACTACATTCGGTGGCGAAACTAGTCCAGACACGGTAAAAACAAACAGAAATCAAAACAACGGTACGGGTCGTAAATTAGAACGTGAAATAGATGCTGCCAAGAAATCTAATCCTAATTTAATTAAAGATAAAGATATTAATTCTTTCTCTAGAATTATGAACTATGCATCTGAGTGGGCACAAAGTATACCATTGTTTGGTTTTATGTTTAGATCTATACAAGCTATGGATCAAAAAGCAAGAGACATACAAGCAGAATTTGTTACCTTAATGGATTTATATATTAAGGTTGCTAAAGATCCTAAGGCAAAAGCTTTATTAGATAAAGCACATATGATTTCTCAAGAACCTATAATAGTCAATGGTAAACTTGTAAAAAATAATACACATTATCGTATGGATCAAACAGGTAGAATTACATTTGTTGCTTCTCGTGACAGAAAAAGTGGAGGTGCTAATCCTGTAGAAATTAAAGAAGGTGAAGTTATTATTTTAGAAGGTGACACAGCACAAGCTTACGAAGATTCTCAAGCAGCAATGAACTATGTAGTAATGGAAGACATGAGAGGTAAAGTAGCTAGTACTTTTATAGATAATATAAAAGATGCAATTTCATTGTTACAAACAGAAGAAGTGCAAAATGTATTACGTATATCTGGTTTACCTGATTTAAATACAATGACAGATGATCAAATTGAAAATATCACATTTAGTGATGTAACATATATTGTACGTTCATTACAAACTGCATTAGAATATCCAACTATACCTACTACGATTAAATCAAGAATTGAAACTGCATTAGGTAGTGATGGTGAAGTTAAAACAAGTTTATTTGCTTTACAAGAAGAATTTGCTAAAGTTAACAGGTGGCAACAATCAGACTATGTACCTTTTCAAAGACACGGTAGTCATTATGTTATTGTTAGACAAGCACCAAATGAAGAAGAATTAAAAGCTGATCCTAAAGCTAAAGGTGCTCTTATACATTATGAACATATAGAAGCCGATATTAATCCGTTGTCTAGAGAAACTCAATTTAATAAAGTTAGACAAAGATTACAAGAAGAGTACGCAGGTGAAAATGTTACAATATCAGACATTAAAAAAGTAAATCTAGCTGAATTGCAGAATACCGTAGGTAGAGAATTTAACGGCATAGACAGTATGTCACAATACTTATCAGAAGCTAATCAACAAAAATACGCTGAAGCTAGAAAAGAAATGAAAAGTGCATTAGGAAAAATTACCAATGAAAATATAAAAGGATTTGATGCTTTTGTTACAGGGAGACAAAAAGTAGGTGGTGTAAATGGGTATGATGGTGATTTTGTAAGAGGTATATTAAACTTTGGTTTAATGGGTTCTGAGTATGCGGCTAGAAATAGATTTATGCCTGAGATAAATAGTAGATATACTTTATTTAAAGAAAATTATGATTTAGGCACTAACATTAGAAAAGGTGTTGATAAATGGTACACATATAAAGTAGAAGATCCAACACAGGAATGGTCACAATTAAGACGTGCAGGTTTCTGGTGGTTCTTAGGTGGTAACGTATCTTCAGCTTTATTACAAACAATGTCTTTAGTACAATTTACTGGGCCTATGTTAGGTTCTTTTGCAGGCAACACAAAAGCTGCCGCCGCATTAAGTGTAGGCTTTAAAGATGCAATGAAAATGATTTCATTTACAAAAAATCAACATGGTGATTTATTTTTAGATTTTAGTAAAGTACCTAGTGATATTAGAGAAGAAGTCATGGAAGCAGTACGTAAGGGTATAATAAAACAAGGACAACTATTACAAGAAATTGGTATGCCAGTAGGACACCCTACAGCAGCAGCTAGTGCAGAGGGTACGGCTAAAAGAAAAATACACGATTTTGAAATGACTGTAGTAGGTGGTGCATTTAATACTATGGAAACTGTATCACGTATGGCAGCATATATTGCCGCTTTACGTTTAGCTAGAGATCCAACTGTATTAGCAAAAGCAGACGAATATTTTCAAGGAAATGGTTTATGGGAAGCTATGCGATTTGAAAGAGCAGGAGGGGCAATAACTCCTCAAATGCTTGCGGAATTTATGACAGATCGTACTTTTGGTTTGTATGGTAAACTAAACAGAAACAATATTGCTAGAGGTTTTGGATCAGTAGCGTTCTTGTTCACAACATATATTGGTCAAATGTTTGCACTAATGTATAGATCATTTACATCTGGAGAAACTGAAGCACAAAAAAGAGTTGGTCGTAGAATGTTTGCAAAGATGATATTAGCTATAGGTATCACAGGTGGATATATGGCATTACCTGGAGTTGATGATGCGGAAGATTTCTTTAGTTGGGTAATGAGTCAAGTTACAGGTGTTAAGAGAGATTACAGTGATCAATTTAAAGATATGATTGAATCTGCTATAGGTGAAAAAGGAGCTGAAGCTATGCAAAACGGTATTATCAATGCCTATGGCGGTATGGATATACAACGTAGAATTGGTTTTGGTCAATTACCAGGTTCACAACAATTTAAAGCATTAATGAGTTTGACAGGATTATCCACAGGAGCTGATGCAAAAGATATTGGTGGTGCCCCTATGGCTATGGTATTTGGTACTTTAGAAAAAGTTTTTGATGAATTAAAAAAAGATGGTATGACTTCTCTTGTTCCTTATGTAGGTAGAGACTCAGATGCACTAGCAGCTTTATTTCCTACGGCAATACAAAATATATATAAAGCACAAAAATATGCATTACAAGGATATGCTGACACAAATCGTGGCACACTTTTGACACATGATTTAGGTGCTTATGATATAGCTATGCAAGCCTTTGGATTTGCTCCGAGCAAGATAGCTAACAAACGAGCAAAACTTTATAGAGAACAACAAACAGGTGGGGCAACTTCTGAATACAGAAAACGTATGAACGGCAGAATTACTCAAGCCATACAAGATATCATTATTGCACAAACAATTACTAATGACTCATCAGCGGCAAACGAAGCACAAGAAAGATTACTAAAATTGATGAGAGATGTAATGCTATTTAATCAGTCTCATGATTATATACACCAGTATTTACCTGATATAACTAGACTCCGTGAAGAAGCCCTTAAGAAAATTAATGATAATTATAGAGTGTCTAAAGCAGACAAGAAAAAACGGGCTGCGTTAACAGAAATTCTAAACTAGCCCGTTTCGTTATTTTTTAACTAAACTTCCTCCGAAGTATAATCCAATTATTGATGCCATTAGATGTGTATCCATTGGTGTAATTACTACACCTGCATATTTTCTATCTATAAGCATTTCTTTTTGTTCAATTAAGAATAAGAATCCTCTACTAAATTCTGTCCACGTTACGAAAACAGCTGTATCAAAAAATACAGGTACAATTTTAGGCCATACAATAATAAAGAATACTGCAGTTAGTGCAATAACTCTTCTTGTAAATTGAAAACCTTTGTTCTCATATTTTCGAGCTTTGTCAATCTCATCCATTTGAAATTTACCGCGGGCAAGTAACATTTTTTGTGCATCTTGCTTTGCTTTAATGCTCTGTCCCCAGATGGACATTACTCCACCTAGGACACTTGAGCCAAGCATTGTAATCATTTCTACAGGCAATCCAAACATATACGTTTAGATAGCTTGTATAACAAAAATTACTAGAACTACTACAGCAACTATAATAGCGCCTTTGCGCTTTTTAGAACTGTCATTCCAGAAGTCTTTTATCTTTTGCATATCTACTCCTTTTAAAAAGTTGTTATCATTTTTGCCGTAGCAAACGCTGCAGCTAAATCAGTATCGTTTTCAATCAATTCACCTATTTCTTGGTTAGACATAGATGCTAAAGAAGCAGACGCTGATTTGCCGCCGTCTCCGTATCTCGCAAATTCTTTATTAAATTTTGGGCCAAATAAAGGACTCGAATTAACTAGTAAACTTTTAGCAGTTGCAGGTTCTACTTGCCAATATCCTCTAGCAACTCCTGTTCTTTCACCTTTTTTGTCATCATCTGTTTGTTGTCTTTTTGATTTATATCCACTTTCAATCATTCCAATTTTAGACATATTATCAATAATAGTATCTGAATTAAAATCCATGTCACCATCAAAAATATATCCAGCTTTAATTAAAGATTGCATAGCGTCTTCTGGTACATCAATACCAGCATCTAAAATGTCATTGGCTTTATTTCTTTTTGTTTTATCACCTGTTCCTTGGTAGTTATCAACCCAAGTTTGTGCAAATTCCATATTTTCATCTTGAAAAAATGATTTAAAAAAACGACTAATATCACCTAAATCTGTAGCCATGTTACTCTGCGTGTTCGCAACTACGACATTCACAGTTACCGCCACAACAAGTGCCGCCATTACTGCAATGACATTCATGATCACAATTTGTACAAGGTTTAGACAACAATTCTTTTTCCATTTCTGTTATCTTGTGTAAACATTTTTTTACCGTAGTTAACTCCACTTCTAGCTTTATTACCACCCTGTACATAAGATGGTTTTACATTTTTTTGAAGTGAGGAAATTAAAGAAAGAGGATCATATTTTTTCTTTTTATTAGTATTATTAGCTATTGATCCACCAACCTCTACCATTTTTCCTATTTGTCCTCTAGTTATAGCCATTATTCTTTCTCTTCTTCTTCTTTCGGTTTTTCTTCAACTTTTACAGCGTCTCCGCCTATTTTTACTATGCCCATTTGAAAATCAACTGGGGGAGTCATTGGTTTGTTATTATCTGTCATATTGCGTATTATAGCAGAAAAGGGGACTGAAGTACAGTCCCCCAATCAACTTTAAGCTGCCCAAGAAAGCCATTGATTCTTGGGTTTTATAGTCAATCCTTCCTCAGAAATTACAGGGACTTGGAATGTTATTCCATACTTTGGATGGGTAAACCATAAAGCTTGTTTAGGTATCTCATATTCAAATCTTGCACTTTTAGCATACTCATCATATCCCTTCAAAGATCCGTTTACTAATGCACCTTTTAACTGTAAATATTGGTGGTAGTGACCCATGATTAATTGATCAATAGGTTTATTTTGATTAGCATACTCTGCTTTAACTTTTTGTACACCTCTAGAAATAGGGCCAATCATACCAATCATTCCAGAACCACCACGTACACCCAATCTATCGCCATGAGTTAGTAAGTATGTAGTGTCATATACTTTATAATAAGCATCATACCCTGTAGGTATCATAAACTGCACACGATCATCACCTGCATTTTTAAAATGTTTTTCTAACATATTGTATAGCATCCAATCATAACTAGTTTGTGCGGCTTGTTTATGTCTGTATTGTTTATACATACGGCCATGATTACCATAACACGTAGGTACAAATACTTTACCAAAAGTATCTGCTAGAGATTTAATAGCCCATGTAAGCATATCAAATAATTCTAATACGTGTTCTAAATTTGTACCGTCATTTGTTTCTGTTAATTCATCATGAATATTACCTGACATCATGTCACCACCGAGGGGCACAACTATGCCTGGATATTTAGGGTTTACCATATGATTCGTACAAAGATCTATAGCTGTCTCAACAGTAGACTTTAATCTCTGTTTGGCTATTTCTTTGTTGTATAGATTAAGACCATCAACAGCTGTTTTATCTACAACTTCACCGTAGTGAAAATCAGATAAGAACAAAGTAGGAACACCAGGTGCCCCTTTTGCGGGTGATGATTTGATTAACCATTTAGGCGGCTTAGGCGTATGTTCCGAAAGCTTGAATACTGTCTTACGGATTTGTTCTGCAGTTATGTTTTCGTGAGCCAATTCTTTGATCTGCTCTTTCAGATCTTTGACTTGTATTTCATACGCCACTTTTTGTTCGTACAAAGCCGCCTCTGTACTCGGTGCTACCACCGTTGGTGTTATGTTTTCGCGTTCCGCCGCATCTAGTCTACTAACTAAGGTAGTACGGGGAATGCCTAATTTTTTAGCTGCGTCAGCTTTACTGCCACCAGCTAATATGACAGAATTAACTGCCTCCTGTAATTTGTCCATAATATTGTCTCCCTGTGTTAATATTATTATGCGTTTAAATCATCAAGCATATCTTGAAAATTTATATTTTCTCTTTCTTTTTTGTTTTGAATTGTTTCGTCAAAAGCTTGAACTTCCATACAATACGATTGTACATAAGATGTTCTGCCTCTTTGTTCTTCTACTGATGATACGTAGTTTTCTACTTGAACTTTGAGACTTTCACATATTTCTTTTGTGTGATAAGCCGCAAAACCTTGGTATCCTACAGTAGGAGCATACGGTGTTGTCACTAGCACCATTAGAAACCATAATGTTGTCATAATTTATCCATTGTTATTTGAGCTAAACCTCTCCAATAATCTTTTACCTTTAGGTTTAAATTATCCCATAAACGTAATTGAATTTTTCTAGGTACACTATGCATGTATAATTTTTTTGCTAGTTTATCAAAACGTGTATGCATTGGATATTTAGGATGTTTTTTTAAAATCATCTTTAGCTTTCTGTTTAATATATTTTATAATGTCTTTTATAATCAAAGTTTTATCTTTATTTTTCCAATGATTGATATAAAATTTAATACTGCTTTTGTCTAATACATCAGCAGCTTCTTGTAAAGGCCAACTCATTAAGTAAGCCAAATCTGTTTTAATGTTTGATAAGAGTCTGTACGATTTAGGAAATTTTTTTATTGGTAATTTTTTATATTCACCTGTAGTAGCTTTTACACAATGTATATATTTTCTTTCGGTTTTTATAAACCAGGGATAACTCCCTACGTCAACTAATTTCCACATATTATTATCCCCTGTAAAGATAAAAAAAGCAGCCAGGCTGATCCCAGCTGCTTAGTAAGAGATCTTTAAAACCAACTCGTCCTATTAAGGGTACGGGATAGAGTTCGTAAAAAAGTTTGTGCCCCCCTTATTTTGTAATAATAGCATACCTTCGACCAAAAGTCAAGATTAAAATGCATCATCCCACGTTCCTGTGAGAGATCCTTTATTATACTCCGTTGATCTGTTCTCAAAGAAATTGGTATGTTCTACACCATTTACGACCCAATCCACCCATTCTAGGGGATTTTCTTTAACACCGTAATTTGGTTTTAATCCTAGCTGTAATAATCTACGGTCTGCTATATGTCTTATATATTGCTTAACATCATCTGGCTCTAACCCTTCTATTGGGCCAAATTCAAAGGCTAAGTCAATAAATCTGTCTTCTAAGTTAACCATATCTCTACATATATCATATAAGGTTTTCTTAAATTCATCATTCCACACTTGTGGCTTTTCATCTAATATTTCATGTAACAATTTAATCATGTTCTCTACGTGGTGAGATTCATCACGAATTGACCATGCGACAATTTGTCCCATGCCTTTCATCTTACCAAAGCGTTGAAAGTTAAGTAACATAACGAAACTGGCAAATAACTGCAAGCCTTCACCAAATGCAGAAAAAACCGCCATATCTCTAATCATCTGCTCGTCTGGTGTGCCCCCTTTGTTCTTCCAAAGGTATTCATGTTTATCATTCATTGCTTTTATTTCTTGAAAAGCTTTATAATCTTTATCATCCATACCTATTGTATCATTTAATAATGAATAACTGTGAGCATGATTAGCTTCACTTGTGGCTATAGCTGATAACATCATACGTATTTCTGGCTGTTTAAACATAGGCATATACACATCCATATATGCTTGGGCTATGTCAACATCACCTTGTGTAAAAAACGTCAGTATTTGTTTCACTAAATGTTTTTCGGGTTCTGTTAATCTATTGTTCCAATCATTCACATCTTCGTGTAAAGGTACCTCACTTGGCAACCAATGCATTTTCTGTTGTTCATCGTAAGCTTTAAAAGCCCACTCGTACATAAATGGTTTATAATAATCTCTTGCTTTAAATACTGACATTCTTTTCTCTTTCTATATTAAGCTTGGCAAGATAAACATTCATCTTCTTCTGCATCTTTCCTCACTACTCGTTCTACTTTGTTAGCCACTACTTCCGCACGGTTCATAGCTTCACTTCTTAAATAATATAATGTTTTTAATTTTTTAGACCATGCTCTTTTATGTATGTTATTTAATTTACGTACATTCACATCTGGTGTAAAGAATAAATTTAAGCTTTGTGCTTGACATATATATTTTTGCCTATCTGCAGCTAAATCAACAAGCCATTCTTGTCCTAGTTCTATTGCTGTTTTATAGGTATCTCTTTCATCTTTAGATAATTCTGTTAAGTGTGCAACTGATCCTTTATTAGTAATGATACTTTGCCACGTTTGTTTATTGTTTAAACCTTTCTCTTGTAAAAGTTTTTCAAGATTAGGATTTTTCATTAGAGCCGATCCGCTTAATGTTTTTTGTGTAAAGGCATTAGCACGTAATGGTTCTATACTAGGAGATACTCCACCACATATAATAGAACTACTTGCGTTTGGTGCAATAGCCAGCATGTGAGCAAAACGTTTGCCCGTGCCTTTCATATCACTTGGAGAACCTCGCTCTTTACCTAGTACTAAATTAGATTCTAATGCTTTAGTATGTATATGTTTAAATATAATTTTATTCCAAGATACTGCCACAACTGATTCCATAGGTACACCTTTACTTTGTAAAAATGTATGAAAACCCATAGCACCTAAGCCAACAGATCTTTCTGATTTTGCACTAGCTATTGCTCTCCACATATGTGAAGGTGCTTTGTCAATAAAATAGCTGAGTACATTATCTAACATACGCATTAAATCATCTATAAATAATTCATTGTCTTTCCATTCTTCAAACTTTTCTACATTAACACTAGACAAACAACACACTGCTGTTCTATCTTCACTTGTAGCTAATGTAATTTCACTACATAAATTAGAGTGTGTTACTTTTAACCCTAAATCTTTTTGTGTTTTAGGTAAACCTCTTTGTACAGTATCTCCGAACATAATATATGGCTCACCTGTAGAAACTCTTGCTTCTAAAATTTTAATCCATAATTGTCTAGCTTTTACTGTCTTTACTTTTTCTTTAGAGTTAGGATCAATTAAATCCCAAGGCTCATCATTTTCCATAGCTTTCATAAACTTATCAGATACTACTACACCATGATGCAGGTTAAGATTCTTTCTGTTAATATCTCCACCTGCAGGTTTGCGCATTTCAATAAACTCTACAATCTCTGGGTGTGATATATCCATATAACTAGCATATGATCCTCGTCTAGTTGCCCCTTGGTTAAATGCAATCATTTGAGAGTCCACTACGTGCATGAAAGGAATTACCCCTGTAGTTTTGTTACCTTTACTCGTAGACTGCCCCTGTGAGCGAATATGGCCCCAATAACCCCCTATTCCGCCTCCCATACTAGACAACCAGATATTCTCAGTATAGTGCTCTGCTAAACCATCTCTACTATCATTAACATAATTCAAGAAACAAGAGATTGGTAATCCTCTATCTGTACCACCGTTAGATAAAATAGGAGAAGCAAACATAAACCATTGATTTGATACATAGTCATACAATCTTTGGGCATGGGCTGCATTGTCAGCAAATGCGGCAGCAGCACGCACGAAAGCATCTTGGGGTGACTTCTCCTCAGGCAACATATATCTGTCCTTTAGGATTTCTATACCAAATTTGGTTAATAACTTATCTTTTTCGTAGTCAGGGGTCGGTGGTTTAATCTTCATATTCTCTCTGGTTGTTTGTTAATTTTTAGGAAAGTGATTAGTATAACATCTTTTATAATTAATAGCAACAACAATCATAGCAAACTCCGTAAAAATATTGTCGCATAATCCCATTCTACCTCTTGACTAAATGCATCTTCGAGAGAATCGATCATAAATAAATCTAAATCCTTGTTGAGATTTTTGCATACTTGTATTAGTCTTATGTCGTAGTCTGGGTACAGCCTTTGTAGTACAGGTAAATATAAATACTTCAGTTGACTTTCCGCTTTATTTACTGCTTTTAGTTTACATTCTAGAGCAATTAATATTTTACTGTCTTTATCTGGCTTAATTATAATATCTGTTTGACACCAACCCATACCTCTCCCATCTTCGAATTGATACCATTGTCCGTGCAATACACGATCTTCACCATATAATGCTTTTACATAATTAGCTATACGATTTTCATAAAGTTGGCCAGCTCTTTTAACACCACGAGATTTTGTCATGGGGATAAAGTCTGGGCGTTCATCAAGAGCTTTGGCCCACTTTAATTTACGGATTACGTTACGTCTTTTCGGCATGGAAAAACCAAATTCCCTTCAACTTTAATGTAACCCGAATCTTCCATAGCCTGTATAGTTTGTGTCAACTCACCAGGATTTGGAATCTTGCGTAGTAACTCACGTTTAAAATGTTTAATAAGTAGATGTGATCTACCATTAGTAAATAGTGTATCGTTTAACCAAATAGTCATATCATATGCAATCTTACCAGTTCTGCCCATACCAAAACCTTCTAGTGCTTTTGGCATATGCTTTTCCATATCACGCATTAGTTCTTTGGTGTACTCCCAATCTTCTAACATAATCTTTCTTGTACCTCGTCTAGAAGCTGATACTGACATAGCTACTTTTATATGATGTGATATTCTTCTTTGATTATATTCTGCTAGATGAGGGGCAGTAGGTTCTGGTGGAATACCTGCCTCTATATCTGCATTGACTTCATCAAAACAATCTGGATCAAATGTCATCGGCCCATACATTTTTGCTATCGCACCTAAATCGTGTCTTAAATTCTCTACCGTATTATCTGATACTTTAGTCTGTAATAAACTCTGAGCAATTTTCGGCCCATCATAAAACACAGGTATCATTCTTGATAATAAACCTTGTGACCTAGCATCTTCTGGTAAGTTCTCTACAAATTGTTCTGGTGTAGCACAAGCTATCCAATTCAAGCAAGGCCCGTTAATAACATATTCTCCTGCAGTTTTAGTTTTATGGCTATAAGAATCTTTGCTATCCCACATATCTGTAAGAAACATCTGTAAATATCTATCTGTTCTAGACATAAACGCACCAAACTCTGATGTAACTAAAGTTACAGAAGCGTCATGAAATTCTTCAATCTGTGGACTACTTAATCGCATATCAATACGTTGCAACTTACACATATCTACTGCCAATTTTTCGGGTGTGATCCTATCTTGTATAGAATATAATGGGTACTTACGCAATCCATATTGATCTAAACCAGAATTAAAATTAGAATCATCTTCCGTAGTTCCTACAGGTGTAGTCAATTTACTAAACACTTTTGAATAAGGTAATATTAAAGAGACGGACTTATTTCTGCCAGGATTTGCTATGAGTGTAATAAATAAATTACTCCTAATATCATAGTTAGCCATAGGAAACCATACTCTCCTTCCAAGTGCCCCCGCTACTGCAGACAAAGCTGACCACACAGCAAATGGCTTAGGTATAGGACTACCTTTTAAAGCATCTGCACTAGCTTTTAAATAATCAGTATAGTTTCTAACCACTTGGTCTCCATTTCTTCATTGCTTTCCAATTTACACCAGTCTCACAATCAGATGGTATAAGCATTTCTTTTTTATTAACAGTCAAAGGATTGTGCATACAGTTTAATATTTTAGGTATCAATTCATCTACTTGTTCTGTAGGCATTTGTCCTAAAATTGCATCATGTACTTGGCCTAATACTTCCACACCTTGTGAATGTAATTCTTGCCAAACTCTATACAAACCTAAGTTTAATAAATCTCCTATTGTAGATTGTGGTACATAAGCAATAGCTAACCGCAGCGTGGCTGCGTCATCTAACCTAGACCAAAACTGTGTACGTCTACCAAAAGGTGTTATCAACGTACCAGTAGATTGAATCTGATGAGCAGTTTTATCATGCCAAGTACGTATACCAGGAAATGCTCCTGGAATTTGTAACTGAGCATGTGGGCCTGTGCCTATGATGTTACCATTATCTAGCAACTCTTTAAAACCACCTTCTTTATCTTGCTTGTGCCATTTTTCTACTTTATCTAATTGTATCACACCTCCAAAATAAAGCAACTGAAATTTTGTTGCTTGTGATATTTTTATTTTTATTTGTCTACCAAGTGAGTGTGGTGACACACCATAGTTTGTACCATGTCCTGCTCTTTTACAAATATCTCTGTAACTATACTGATGATAATATGGCATATCTGCTAATGCCCTGTCTTGCTCTGGATCACCAGACCAACCTAGATTAGGCCAAATCATTTTTACAACTTCTGTGTGTAAGTCAGATGTTTCACAAGCATTGATATACCCTTCGTCTCCAGACACATAAGCTGTTACTCTTGATTCCGCTTGTTCTAAATCAGCATAGAACATTGTCATGCCATCATCTGGTATAAACATTTCACGCATATCTTTAGTAATATTTTGTAAGTTTGTACCTGTGCCCCACGGTGATTCTTTAGATGACCAACGTCCTGTTTTTGTACCCGCCACTTGATAAGAACATCTTATACGTCCATCATCATCCCTTGTAGTATCTAATACGTTTAGTTGTTTATCTATATTTCGTAATGCTAATATAGTATTGCAAAACGGCTTTGCTCTAGGGTAATGTTCAGCTAAATGTTCTAATGCTTCTTTGTCAGTAGATACTTTTTGTTTACCTTTAACACTAGCAATAACTTTAGGCAAACCCAAATGTACATACAATAAGTCTTGTAATTGTTTTGGACTAGCGGGATTAAGATCTTTATCCCAGACAGCATTAGAAAATAAATTTAACATACGTTCTAATTTAAGTCTCTGGTCTTTTAGAGGGGCACGTATTGTTCGCACGACCTCCTCGTCAACTTTAAGACCACGCAACATCATGGATAAAGCGGGCCCAATACTGGCTACTTCAAACTCATATGTCTTACGTGTAATGTCGTCTAATTTATCATCAATTTTGTGCCACAACTCATTTGTCAAAGCACAATCTAGAGCACAGTATGCCCACAATGTTTGATCATCATCTAACTTTAGATGAGGTATCTCCGTGTTTTTGATTATCTTCATGTGCTAATTCTCCTGCTATTGCTGAGTATCCTACCATATCTATATATGTATCCATACTCGGGTGTCCAAATTTTGCTCTCGCAACTTTTAATAATACCATGAGGATTGCAACATCTCGTGCTTGTATATCCCTATCTAAATACGCACTCCAAAGTCTTGCTATGTTGTCGTGATTTGTTCTCTTGTCCCCATACTCGTCTTCTCTTGCACCATCTAATATCTTTTCAGCGGTGCTTAATATATCTTTAATCTTTCCGCCAGATTTCATCGTAACCTCCCATGACCTTATAAAAATCTTCTCTCACTTTTAACGGCTCTAATTCTGCCAAGTAACATACTTCTTCAAAATCGTCTTTCTTATATCTAAACCATAACTTTGCTTCTCTCCTATAATTTACAAACTCTTTTACAGTACCTTCGTACTGCATATCTTGTAACGCTTGGTCTAATACCGAACGCCACAACTGTATGTGATTCTCAACACTCCTATTTTCGGACTCTATGTTTTCAGCCGAAAAGTATTGAGGTCGCTTCACTATTCATCGGCTTTTGTGCTCTGTGAAAACTTGGCTAATGTTTTCCATGCACTCTCATTTGTATACAATGAGCCGAGAAATCCTAAACCCTTTTGCATTTCGGGTTGATAGGCGTGGTGGGCGTGCATTGTATCATGTGTCACGCCAGAAACTTGTATGTTCTTTTTGAACGATAGCCATGAAACATCATACGTTTGGTTCTGGGCTACTTTTGTAATGTTAGTATCTTCTAGTATACGTTTTACCCATTGCCATGCTTTTAATTCATCTTGGTATTTCCAATAATACTCTCCGTCCTTTTTTATAAAAGGTACAACTAAAGCTGTATTCTTGTTTGGGGCAAATCCTATACACGTAATCTCTCCATTAGCCGTTTCAATATCAAATGCTAAGGGTTCGTCTTCATTATCTTTATGTATAAATTCAGATTCAAAATCTTCTAAATCTTGTAATGAAGGTTCTAAATAAAGACTACGTTCGTCTCTTATTAATTCTTGTGTTAATGATTCTTCTTTTGCTTTTACTAAATCTGCAACTACTACAGGTCTAAATTCAAAATTTCTAATAACCGCACTGGGGCTGTAAGTCGGTACGACTTTGCAATCTTGTTCAAGCAATCCATCACTACATTTCATTACCGAACCTCTATATGTACCAATCTTATCAAGCCCTGTCAGTGCCCATAACGAAGCACTACCCATTGCAATAATTACATTAGGTTTTACTTCATTAAGCTCTTTATATAACCGCCTTACATCTTGTTCCATTTCTTGTTTAAGAAACCCATGACCTGTTGGTGGGAAAGGCGATCTCCACTCTTGTTCTTTACATAACTTTTTATAAGCAAGTCTATTGTGAAAGAAATTTGCTACGTTATCTTGAGCGGGTTTTAATTGGAAAGTGTGAGTGAGTAAGCATTCATCTGGATTGATGGAGGCAAGTTTGCACATACCTTTCAGTATATCACCTGTGCCCCCAGCTAAGATTGTATTTAATCGAGCCTCTGTTGTCGAAGGATGATCCATAACTATGGCTATGAACATTTTACCCTGTGACTTTTTAGAATCAAGTCGATTTAAAACTGCATACTCACTCATGAATAACTACTTATTAATTATTCTAGATATTGTTGCTTGTAGAATATCTTTATTTCTACCAACCATTTCGTGTTTTACAACACCAGAAAAGGTTTGACCAATAGCCATTTCAAGCGATTGAGCATATGGAATATCGTGATCCATATCTAGCGTTTTAGTTGTAAACGCTTTAAGTGAAGCCGCAGGATTGCTCAACTTCATAGCATTTGGTGTTACCCAAAACTCGAGTCTCGTGCCTTCTGCATTATCTAATTGACTTTCGTCTAGATCAGATTGAATCACGCCCACTGCTTTTACGTTAATACGTACTAACGGTGTTTGGTTTTCTCCCACTCTGTCTGAGCGGTAGCTTTTTATGACAAAGTCATAACTGCCCTCTGGCAATGTCACCGATTCTGGTGTATCATTGGGAGTCATGTTTAAAAAATCAGCAATATCATTCATAGGTTAACCTCCTTGTTTTGCTGTTACCTTAGGGGCTTCTCCCCCAAGTTTAGTCTTTGCACTCTTTTGTATAGCATCAAAAAGTTTGTGTAAGTCTAAAGGTGCGTTTGGCTCAATTAGACTAGGTGCTGTTACTTTTAAATCCATGCGGTGGTCTGATACTGTGCGTAGAGTACGTTCTGTGCCTTTACTAGAACTTTTCGTATCAATACGACAAACACAGTTAAAGTATCTGCCAATCTTGGTAGAAAGTTTAGACCCAACACTTGTAGGGTATGCTTTTGACACACCCATATCTCCCTCCATATATTGCATATGTGAAGTTATGATAACATTACACGGCACTTCACTCCCTGTAAGGTACTGAATTACATTCTGTACATCTCGTGCTGCCGTGCCCCACTCTGGCTGCGTTGCCTGGTCGGTGGGTTTCTTATTATTAAATACTAATGCACCTCTCAAGGCTGATTCGCCCATGAGTGTTAAGCTATCAATAACAAGAACATCTTTATTAGTCCAGTCTTTTACTGAACCTAAATTTTCGTCTCCGTCTTTCCAACTCGATAATAATTGAGCGGATTTTCTAAATGCAGTTGCGTGTCCTAATGGATCTTTAAGAGTAACATAAGATACTCTATCTACTGCGTCTGGATTAAGAAATTCTGGAAGTATTGCGAGTCCATCATCAAAATCTAATATTCGTAGATTATAACCTGCGTTGGCAAGACTTGCTAAACTAGCTGTCTTACCTGATCCGCTATCGCCTACTAATAATAGTTTAGTGACTTCACTCGCTTGGTGATTTCGTATACTTGCCATTTATTTGTCTCCTGTTAATTATGTTATAATAGCATAAAAATAAAATAATGTCAACAAAAATCGTCATGTTGATGAATTGTTTTTTCTATGTTGTGATAAATCTATTACATTTTCCCGTTGACTCGCTTCCACCAAATCTGGATGTGGTTCTTTTATAAAATCATTTTTCAAAAATATATCCCTACGAGATTGAGGGGCACTACATACTTCACGGAATCTGCACCCACCATAGTTTCCACAGCCAGTAAAATCGGCAGGGTAGTAGTTGTTCTTCCAGAAGTTATCTGCATTTCTTAGTGCGAATAAAGTATCGGCATACCATTCCTCTATTAGTTCCTCTGTTACGTTAAATACAGACCTGTTAAACCTTGTAAAGTTTACACCTGTTTGTACTCCGTCTATAATGAAGCCGTCTACGGGTAGCTTTAATACATGGCGACAAGCCCACAGATAAGCAAATATCTGATTGTTAGGCATGAAACCTTGAAAGTAATAAGCTGACAGTGCTGTCTTTGTTGTTTTGAAATCAACTAAGTATAGTCTGTCATCTAGTGTTACAATCTTATCTATCCTGCCAGAAAATCTGTGTTCACCATTACCGAATGGTACTTCAAATCGCTGCTCTAACGCAGCTTCTCCGTTGGGCATTGTCGCTACTTTAAATGTATCCTCCCAGTATTCTTCCGCTCTCCATACTATTGCTCGTAGTGTAGACTCTAAACCTCTTGCACTATCGTCTGACATTTTTAAATCTTCGCCAAATTCTTTTAGTACAAATACAAGAGCTTCTCGTAGAGCTACATCTTTTGATTTACCTTCAAATTTTGCACGATCTAATACTTCAAATCCTTCATGTACTGCTGATCCAAAGCCTGTTGCCGATGCGTATCTTTGAGATTTATAGCCTTGTAAGTTTGTATAATTATACAAACGTGGACACGCTAGGAAAGTAGATAGGCTGGATGTATCCCAAATACGTTGACGTGGTGCACCATTCTCGATGGTGAATTTTTTTAATCTAGGTAGTTCTATTTGTTCTGTCATAATAATGTTGTTTGAATTGCTACGATTGTACAATAGAAATATGTCACAAATAAGATGAATATGAAATATTTAAACATCACACTCATCTAACATTTTTATACAAGCTACTATATTTACTTTATCAACAAATGGCTCGTGCTGTACTGCTGTTTCTGGTGGATTAACTTTATCTTTAACCACCATAGCACCTTTAAATACACCATAAGCACATCCTTGTAACATAATTACTGATAATAATATAATAGCTTTATACATTCTATGTCTCCGATAAAAGCATAGTAAGAGGATCTTTCTCATACTGTGCGGGTTTAGTTCTAGCCGCTGATTTGCTGATAGGTTTACCTGCTTTTTCGGTGGCTCTAATATTTTCTCTCGTAGTTTGCAAATACGCAATGACCTTATCAATACCTTCTTGATTCTCTGACAATTCTATTGGGTTTATGTCCAGTAGTTCAGATGGTATATCTATAAGGTCTGCCTTATCTGTTTTTTTGGATTTTGTTTTCGTCATATTCTTCTACACTCCTTACTTCTGAATCTGGTGATGTTCTTAAAAAGAGTTTACCTTTTTCATTTGTCCACTCTCCCTTTTCTTTTTCCCATTTCATGTTCTCATAAATTTTTTCCGCTGCACTATCTCTAGATACAGCATCCACTTCCCAGTGCATTGAGTACATATGTGTTGTCATTACATCAAATTTAGGCATCTTTTTTATCCTTTGGTTTCTCATCTGGTAGTGATACCAACATACTCATCAGATTAAATACTTCTGCGTATGGTCGTTTAGCCAAGTAATTTACTATTGCTTGTGCTTGATCTTCTGTAATTAGTTTATTCATCATTTTCTCCTGTTCTTTATTATAACACTTAATTGTGTTTAAAATGTGGCTCCCAACAAACCCATCAAGTATATAAATACTGCGATAGAATTAACTACCATTAATGCTCTGTCGTGCCATATAATTCCTACTATTAACCACCCTAGCACCCCTATCAAATGAAATAATAAATTGAGAGGGTAAAGTTCTAAAGAAGTCATAGCCATACCTGTAATAAGTATGACAGTTGAAATCCATTTTATATACCATGATATATCATGTGTCGGTGTTATTTTATTAATGGATTGTGTCACTTGGTGTCATCCTCATTTTAGATAATTCTGTTTCAATATCGTCATCAAATTTTTCTATTATCGGGGCGGCTTTCGTCATGCCCATTACACACCCTGCAAAAACCGTAAGTGCCCCCTCAAGTCCATATCTTAGCATCAGACTTCGTAAAGCTACTTCTAGTAAGGAATTTTCTACTATTTCTAAAGGGTATGTTTTTGATAGGTCGCCAATTACTGGTCGCAACTCCTCAATACATTTTCTGAATTGTTCTTCTAATTCTTTTTGATTCATCATAATTCTTCTCCACTTTCTGTTACAATGTGTAACTCGTCTTTTTCTAACACAGATGATATGTTTACCCCTGTGTTATCGTGTTGTAATAATAACTGATCGTACTTACTAGATTCTACATCTTCTACATCTAACATTTGTATTCTAAATGCTTTGATATATTTTTTAAATCGCATATATAGTGCGAAAGGTTTATCACTTTTTACTGTGATATGTGCATTATCTTTTTCAGTATTTTCTAAGTAGCTTACGGCTTTTTCCAATGCGTTTGATATATCTATCTGTTGCATTAGGTCGTAAGTCTTTGGATTGTAAGCCATTGTTCTCCTGTTGTATTTCATAATCATTTTCATCTGACAAATTTGTTGGCTGTGCATAAGGGTAGTCTAATTGTGTTGTAAACATACCTTCAGCATCATCTAACAGTTCTACTATGTCAAAATCATTATCATAAATATATTTGTTCTTCTTTTTCATACTGTACTCTACCATGTAATCTTTCATTTGTCAAACAATTTCGCATACACTAAATAACCACAGATCCCAGCCCATACTAACGAAAATACAGATGGGTGCAATAGACTAGCTATTCCTGTTACTATTATTAAACCCCAAGTACTACATACGAATATTATTCTTGCTACTGTTTCACCATACATTTATCCACTCCATTCTATTATTTTCTTTCTTAATTTTGCTATTTTGTTTCTGATAGTAGTTCATATCTTTGTCTACTCCATTTGTATTAGGTATTAAAAACATCAATGCCCTTTCATCAGTAAAATCGTCTTGGTTATCTATATCTTGTATATCTACTTGTATAGGAATAAAACCTGCGTTGTATTCCATAGCTAATATTTGTTCATAGTTCAATGTTGTTAGTTCATATAATTCTCCTATAATCTGGCTACCGTGTGTATCAGAATAATACACCATTGGAAAGGAATCTAAATAGCTGCTCATTCCGTAGCTGCTATTTTTAGTTATGTAATCACCTACGAATACTTCGTCTACTAGCAAAGAGTTTAGTCTGTGCTTTTTCTTCAAAGTTCCGTACACAAATAACTTGTGTCGCTCTGTATCTGTCTCCATTATTTCTCATAATCTCCTTGTTTAAAAGGTAATTCCATACCTTTGTTTAATAAATGTAATTGTACAATATTTACTCTAGGCACAACTACACCACCTCCACCATTTTTAGATTCATCATCATAAGATGATATGAGTATAACCTTATCTTTATCTTCAGATAAAATCCACCCCACAACTTCAACAGGTCGTAGTTCCTGCTTTTTTAAATCTTCTATATCCTGCCATGTGTTGTCATCTGACATAGCATCAAGCCATTTCATATATACTAATTTCATGTTAAATCCTCTTGACTTGCTTCCATAAATCCTTGTTCCCAATCTCTGTAAAAATCTTCGGCTGTCAAATCTTCAAATGTAACTTCTGAATGTTTTTCGACTCTAATCTTTCCTACAGGCAAATTTCTGCAATATTTACCATGTTGTGCATACTTCTTTTCTAACTTTTCACAGTATTCAAACACTACTCTCCTACCTACTTTTCGTATCTTCACGGGTATCTTATTGTTACCACAATGTTGAATCCAAGTTCGTTTATCGTGAAAAGCAAATTCTGCTGTTCTTCTGCGATAATAAAATGGTATTCTGTCTTGTACTAATTTATTAATTAGATAAGGTACATCAGTACATCTATCTTCGTTAGTACATTCTTCATAACCATAACCATCTTCATCTTCAAAGTATTCATAATATGGTCGAATGAATTGTATTTGTACTGCCCCCTCTGGTAAGTATTTAAAGATATGCATTACTTACTCGCTAACCATACCATTGCTACACCACAAAAAATAATTACTCCTATTGTAATACTGTAATCAATCATCTGTTGTTCCTCCATAACTTTCTTTACCTTCTGCTATATCTATTATATCAGAATTATCATCTTCGTCAAGCATTCTTTCTGGAAAAAATACTTTTTCTAATTCTTCCCACAAATGCAAAAATGCATCTGTTGCGTCTTGTTTTATATTATGTACATTGTATTCTTTTTCTACATTGTGCATTATGTTTCTTACTACTTGTTTGTCAATTAAATGTATCTCTTTTGGTTTCGTCATTGTGTTGCCCTTTCATACCATTCTGGCATTGGTGTACCTTTTTCCCATTTAGCGAAACTCGACTTTTCGCCTATGTAATAAATTCTATATGCTTTTGATGTGTTCCACAATCCTCCCAGTTCTTTGTATTTATCTGGCATACATTGTGGAGGTGCTGAAGCATATTCAAAATTACCTAACATATCAGAATATTTTCTTTTGATGTATGTTAATATACGGCTAGATTTATGAATTTTGCCGTAGCGTTTAGTGTACTCCTTAGAAATTTCAACAGCGTGTTTGTATAGCCATGAGAAATTGCCTATTGATTCTGATACCCACATTGTTGATGGGTGCTTTTGATATGCTTTTTTATAGAGATGGTGGTCATCTCCTCGTAGTTCCTGCGTGGCTGTGGATAACATCTGACAAGATTCCAATAGCATTTTTGGTATGTGTTTATCACATAACATTTTAGCTGATTCTTGAGGATCTGGGTGTAAATAAAATATATTCATTTTTTTACCTTTGGTTTTCGCATATAGTTCTTTTCAGGTTTATACCCTGAAACCATTTTCTTTTTCAGGGCTTTTACTTGCTTTATGCTTTTTTCATAAGACACTACCAATGTGTCTAATTGTTTAATTATAGCATTTTTAAATTTATTGTCAATCATTTTCTACAACTTTCTGCCACCATTGTTCTAGTGCTTTTTGTTCCATGTATTTTTCGTATTGTTCTTCTGTTAGTGTTTCTAATAGTTCTTCTTCTTTTTGTAGTGCTAAGTTACTCATCTTACTCATGGTTGCCCCCTTGTGTTATTTTTTCAATATGAACATCATCATAGCCTTTACTTATCCAATCATCATAATCTTTTTTTGCATCTTTATAATTTATATAGTAATCATCAACACCACCTACCCAAACAATATAATTATATTTCATTGTATCTCCTTTTGTTTATATCTGTATTATACCAATAGAATGTGTCGGAATTATGTTCTGGTGGTTTCTGATAGTAGTATGATAGTATTTTTCCGTATAACCTCGAACAAACTCGAATGGCTATGTGTTTTGAATTTTGGCATATGCGACTCCCTCTAATATACGATTATTAATTTATATTATTATTTTTATATACTATATGTAGTTATATTATATTATATTATACACTATTCCCCTGTATGGCATGAAAGGAAAAAAACAATACCATACGGGGTTATATAGTGTTCTTACGGGTTTATACGAAACGATCAAAACAGTTTTCTAATTCCTGTCGTTTTTCACTACTGTTTGTTTCATCTACTAACACACCAAGTTCTGAAAATTCGGTGTGTGTATTTAGATAAGTTCCATAAACCATAGGGGGTACTGTATTTATATCTGCCATAGGTCTGAATGTCAGATGTTCATTAATACTCCCTGTTGTAGAATATTGAAATACTTCCCTGTACTTATCTTTGTCTGCGTGTACAGTTTTAGATAAGTTAGGAAAGCACATACTTACATTATCCCACTTGCCACTAAATAAGCTATTCATGGCTTGGGAATATGTGCGTTTTGGTGTATATAATTTTTCAAATGTATTCTTAGTTATTACTACACCAGACATTACAACACCTACAATATTACTACCAATCCTCTGTGATCTAGGTGTGTATTTAACATAGCTTGTGTCATAATCCCAATCTTTTAAGACATACCCAAATGATACATCTTGCAATCGTAGGTAGTTTGGAAACATGGAATAGCTGTTTAATCTTACCCAAACTTTGGATAAACTATTCTCATGTTTCAAGGCTTCCCCATACCACCTTTTCTTTTCTAAGTGATACATAAATTGACTTCTTTTACCTACTTGGTGCATTGGTAAAGGTACTGCAATGCTAGTCATTATTTGCCCCCTTTGATTGCATTTATTTGATCTTCCATGTATTCGTCATGCTCATCTTTTAAGGCACATAACTCAACAAGTCCGTCATTTCCGTTGCAAATATCATGTATCCAATTCGCTGTACCTTGTGGATTATCTTCCACAATGTCTGCAACATCATCATATTCTTTTCCGATAAAATCTTCGGCTGTTAATTGCGTTCCATCTTTTTTGGGGTTATGCAATTCACTTTGTGAATTATAATTATGTAATTGTCTATGAGAAGATACACCAGAATAGTGACCGTACCACTCATCATCATCATAATAATATTTCATTGGATCATTTTTGACCATAGTATCTGTATCAAAATCATACTTGTAATCTCTGCTTACAGCATAGCCACCAGTTGGCTCTAATGAATAAGTATTAGATAACCACATATCATCATTTTGTTTGCCTTGTTCAGCATTGATGATTGTAAATTCTCTTGACTTATCATCAAGAAATAAAAACTTATCAGTACCTATTTGTTCTGATAACATATCTTGCCACTCATGGTTTTCTAATAAATCTGGGTTGTTTATTAGCTGTGGTTTTAATACCCATTTAATAAATTGGTGTGTATCAGATTTATCATCATCAATCATTGGTGTTGGTAATTGTGCACCATTGTGCATTAACCACATATTGCGATCATCTCCATTTTGTGTAGATAATATTTGATATGGGTGTGAATTACTTTTAGTGATTGCACCATTGGTTGCAAATCTAAAGTGTAAACCCATAGGCACATCAACATTTTTAAAACTAGACCATAGTTTTTGCAAGTGTTGAAACGATTTAGGTTGCCCCATTTTGCGTACTTGTATTTTATCTTCTGCATAAAACATAAGTCCAAATCCGTCTGAATTGTTTTGATAAGCACAGTTAACCATAGTATCGGTAATTTTCTGTGGGTTGTCAGCTTGTATAATTAAACACATAATATTTTTCCTTTCAAATTATACTGCGTTTGCTTGTAAAGATAACTCCTCTTGAGCTACTTTGCGACTTGCTCTGCCACCACTATATTTTCTGTGGCATAACCAAGCATAAAAAATTGGGTATGTAGTTCTGTTTTCTGGTTGTTCCATAAACCTTAAAAAAGATTTGTAATGCAAACTCATACCAGATAAACCAGTTTGTTTTGCAAAATGTACTAAAGCATCTGCAAATTCTAATACCCTCATAAAACCATTGTGTGCTAAGTTTGATTTGAATATCCTTAATTCAATAGTATGTTGATTGCTCATATTAACTGCTTCGTATCTGTCATCACGGCTTGTTCTATATAAGCTATCTGTTATTTTCTTAGGATATTTTTTCGCCCATTGATCTGAAGATCGCCCAGCTATATCATCTACAAATTGGTTGTTCTCATCTGAATTTATAAAGATAAGTATTTTTCCAATCTCACTTGGCTTTAATTGTTTTTTACCTATGTGTATATGTAGTCCTGCTGTATCTGTTTTCCACCCTCTGATTTGTTTTGTTAAATCAGATTTTAAAAACTTACTCCACGCATTTTTTTGATATGCAAAACTACATGGTGCTGTTACAATCTCAAATCCATTTGATAAACTGCCATCTGATTTTAACCTAGCAAAATCATAAACCGAATTATATACTTGTTCAGCAATATCATCATCTGCATTTCGTCTGCGTTCTACCTCTAATTCTATTCCATAAGTTATAGTTTTTTCCCTATCTTCATCATACAAGAATTGATTTCCTAGTTCAGAAGCCACATCATAATCCCACTCAAATACATACTCATCTTCTCTGTTTTCTTCTTCGTACATTTCATCATCATAATCACTTTGTGAAATATATGTATCTTGATAATCAGAATATACATAATTTCTATCTAAACAAGATTCACAAACTAATCCATCATTGTAAACTGTGCCACCACTATCTGTGTATTCTAATGATTCACAATCATCACAATTAAATACATCATTATCTATCTCCCACCTTGTTAAAAGTGAATGAGATTGATATTTGTGATCTACTCTGTTTTCCTCGTCTTTAAAATAATTTGTAATTATATCTATTGCTCGTTCTAAATACTCGGTGTCATCAACTTGACCTTTAGTATAAGCCCATTTTACTTGATCGTAGTAGCTAGTGTTTTCTCTTAACTTAGATAATAAAGTCATACAATTTTTCCTTTTTGTTCTAGCCACATTTTAGTTTATAAATATGGCTAGATTATGACAAGATATTGACTTATTCAATATCATCTTTCAGTTCATTAATTAGTTCTGACAATTCAACACGATTAACTCGCATATCATCAAAATTAATCCCATACATAGAATTGTATTCAGACTTATCCATAAAATCTATGTAATCGTCTGACTGTAAAGCTGTGTTATACAATTCTTCTTCATTTTGAATTGCAAGAGCAATCTCTTGCGTTTCGTAGTTAGTATAATCATTAGTCATAAATACTCCTTTTTTAAAGTTTCTGCATAGTAATAAAAAAATAAGGCAACATTATGACACATTATCTTTTTATTTGTTCTCATTAACATAGACGCATATTAACATGATTTGTTTTAATTACCTAACAAATAATTGTAAAGGCTGTAAAGGTTGTAAAGATTTATTTGTAAATTTGTAAAGGTTGTAAAGAAATGTCTGCCATAAAATTATGTTTGAAATAAGGCAACTGTGGATAACTTGTGGATAACTTTTGATAGTACGTTTATGATAGTTGTTCCTGTTTTGTTCTTTTTGATTTAATATAGGTACTTGCATGATAGTTTATGATTTGAAAAATAATTTTTAAAATAAAAAAAAACCTACCCCCTTATTGGGATAGGTTTTATTATATAATGAATATTCAATTTAATTAATTAATATGTACTGCGAATCAATGCCATAATAATCAATATAATATTAAATGACAAGTAAGTTATTAATAATATTAATAATATATTTATTAACTTATGCATTTAATTCTTTACACCATGATTTATATAATCAATAAAAGTTTGTTTATTAAATCTTCGGTTATCTTGTTTTGCTGTACTGCAATAATCTTCGATCTTAACCCTCAACAATTTTTGTTGTTGAGGATTAGTAATTGTTTTAATCATATCAATAAAAAATTTAGCTTGATTAATATAATCTTTTTTACTAGCCATTTTATAATTCTCCTAATTTTTCTGGCATGACTTCAAAATCATAACCAAGTGATTTAATCATATCCCTTTGATTTTTGTCTAAGGTTTTAGATTGCGTAAGATATAAAAATTTTCTACCTGTGTTACATATCGGATACACTAATTTATTCCCATATACATTTTTTATTAATACTTTTATTTTATTCATAACTTTTTCCTTTATATTTATAATCAAATTATAAAATTTAATTATGGTTTAATTATGACAAGGGCGAATTTATTTTCGCCCCTGTCTAGGTTTTTTATTGTTGGTTGTCTAACCAATCAATAGTTTTAGTAGCCAAAGCACAAGCCTTCAATAATGTGTTTGGTTTTTCGTCAAGCTGTTTAATCCATGATTTTATATATTGTGCATGGTTTGGTTGTAATGCTGAAGCAATCCCAAATTTAGCACAATTTATAGCACTTGATAATTCGGCAACTAATTCCTCAAAAGCATAACCGAAATTGTCAAGCCTATCCAATCTTGACTTGTGTCCTGTTGCGTGTGCTAATTCATGGAACATAGTAGCATAAAATATTTCTGTTTCATTTACTGCCAAGCCTTGAATTTTTTTCCATGAAGCCTTATCACTCATTGAAATATAATCCTGTAATGGGGAATAATAACAACGCCCTTCTGTATTACTCTCAATTTTGATACCTGTATTTTTTATATAGGTTTCAATTTCTGGTATTTCTGTGATTTTGCTTTTTGGTTTTGGTTGCTCTTGTGGTTTTACTTTTAAATGCTCAAGCCCTTCCGTTTGATCTATGTTAAAAACACAATACCAAGACATTCCACCAAATTTTTTTGTTTCTTCGGTTTCTTCATCTTTTTTAACAATATCATACATTTTATATAAATATTGACCTTTGTCGGTTGCTGTTTCACCTTTTTTAATTCTACCACCTAAAGATTGGATTTGTTTATAAGTTCCCCATAAATTAAATTCATAGTTAAATTGCTCTTGAAACGATAAACAAGCCATTGAATTATATAAGCCATAAGTTCCGCCAATTATTTTATTTGGATTTTGCATTGATCTAGTCAATGCTTCAAATGGTTTAACCCATTTTCCAGACATTGCACCTTCATCAATTAGTTTTAAAGTTTTTATTAATTCAGATAAAATCGGTTTAACATATTTTTCGGTTTTTTCTTTTTGCGTCATTTTAGTATATTTATTCATTATATTTATCCTTGTTTATAATTAATTAATTTTAATTATAATTTTTTATGTCATGTTAGACGTTTAATTCATACAACTATTTTAATTAAATTAAATTAAATGTGGATAACTTGGAACAAAACAAGAACGCAAATATATTGGGTTGGGTGGGTGTACTATCATTTTCTGAGCCTAATGAGATTTATAAAAATAGGAACAAAACGGGAACATTTCCAAGACACAAAAAACCGATTTTGTCAATAGACCTGCGACAATTTGACGCGCGACATAATGTCGCACCCC